ATGGGCACGATCACATCACGCAAGCGCAAGGACAACTCGACGGCCTACACGGCGCAGATACGGATCAATCGGGACGGGAAGACAGTTTATCAGGAAAGCCAAACCTTCGACCGCAAGCAGGTCGCCCAGGCCTGGATCAAGCGCCGTGAGACGGAGCTGGCGGAGCCTGGTGCCATCGAGCGTGCGAACCGCAAAGGTGTGACGATCAAGAAGATGATCGAGCAATACCTGGAGGAATACGAAAAGATCCGTCCGCTGGGGAAGACTAAGAACGCCACGCTAAAAGCGATCAAGGACACCTGGCTGGGCGAGCTCGACGACTCGGCGCTGAACAGTCAGAAGCTGGTGGAGTTTGCGCAATGGCGAATGAGTAAGGAGGGCGGAGGGGTTCAGGCGCAGACGGTCGGAAATGACCTTTCACACTTGGGCGCGGTGCTGTCTGTCGCGCGGCCGGCCTGGGGCTATGAAGTCGATCCGCTGGCGATGCCAGACGCCCGTAAGGTGTTGCGCAAACTCGGTATGGTGAGCAAGAGCAAGGAGCGCAATCGCCGGCCTACCTTGGAAGAGCTGGATAAGCTAATGAAGCACTTCTTTGAGATGCAGGTACGCCGGCCAGGCTCGATCCATATGCCCAAGATGATCGCCTTCGCGATCTTCTCGACGCGCCGGCAGGAGGAGATCACGAGGATCCGGTGGGACGATCTCGACGAAACCCGGCAGGCCGTCCTGGTGCGGGACATGAAAAACCCCGGGCAGAAGATCGGCAATGACGTGTGGTGTCACTTGCCGGATGAGGCCTGGGCGATCCTGCACAGCATGCCCAGGGTCGAGAAGGAGATCTTTCCTTACAACGGCAAGTCGGTGTCTGCGTCCTTTACTCGGGCGTGTCGATTTCTTGAGATTGAAGATTTGCATTTCCACGATTTAAGGCATGATGGCGTAAGTAGGTTATTCGAGATGGATTGGGATATTCCTAGAGTGTCTAGTGTTTCGGGGCATCGAGACTGGAACTCACTGCGGAGGTATACACACCTCAGGGGGAGGGGGGACGTGTACTTTGGGTTGGAATGGTTGACGGTTGTAACGAGTTGTTAGGTCTAATACTTACTGCTGGATAGGTAATTGAAGCTACGCAAAAAAGTATGAAAAACGATTGGTTGACAGTGTTTGGAATGGTCATAAGGAGATGGTTTAGTGTTTATTTCTCGTATTTTAGTATGTGGTTTTTCAAGAGGGGAGGTTGAGGCTCGTTTCTCCCCATATATAAATAGTGTTGAAGATGTATTGTCGGAAATGAATCTGGAGTATCTGCGGCGCTCGTCCATGCCGGGGAGAGATACAGATGAGATAGATAGTCTAAAAGTAAGGTTCGGTTGGGAAAGGCTTGCTTCTAAGAAAGGGTGGAGGCCTTGTAATTTTTTAAAGGATAGGGAGAGTCGAAGAAATATACATTTTCGAACTTTGGGGTATAGTTTAGATCGGGTGACGTGTGTATTTAGTATAAATAGGGATGCGCTGAATAGGTGGTTGTATAATTCGTCGCCTATGGCCTTTAAGAATGATTATATTGATCTTCCAATCTATATACTCCCAATGGATGATGTCACTCGATACGTGCGTCGTAATATCGGAGGCATGAGCGCGGATTTTGATACTGTGCTTCAGGAGTTCAAGGATTTAGAGCCAGTATCTCATTTGCACCCTTTTGTGATAATTGGTGCATCCTTGGAGCCTAGCCCTCAAGGGGTGGTATGGCATGAGCTTTCGATGGAGAAGCGATCAGACCAAAATAAAGTCGTAATCAACCGTTCAATAGAGTTTCCTCCGGAGTTTCGTCAGGCTGGTCTAGGTATTCTTAATTATTTTGGAGAGGTGGTAAGAGAGAAGTATCCTAATGAGCATGCGAAAATCAAAATTGAGCAGGACGGTTTGACCGTGAGGATGATCATTGAGGCTGAGAATGGCAGTCGCGAGATTATTGAGAAGGCGTTGGCGGAATATGAGTTGGTAGTTACTGGGCAGAAGCCACCAGAATTTTTATTTGATGATCGTGCTAAAATAATAGAGTTAAAGACTGAGTTAAGGTTTGCGCTGGCACGAATTGAGACTCAAAAAGAGCTTTTGGAGTATCAAAGAGAAGATATTAGAGATCTGAAACAGCTATTTGGTAAGGCGCTCAGCTCTCCCGTTAAACCTGAAATTAATTTGACTGTTTCACCCTGCATCACAGTCTCTTCAAGTCAGTCGGTTTCTCAGAGTGTTTCATATTCCCTTGAGGGGGTTTTAGAAGATATTCAGTATCTGATGACTGGGGCTGACGCGGAAATGTCAACTAGGCTGAACGATTTGAATGAGGCATTGGAGGGAGTGCCTCAAAGCAATAGCCCTGAAGCTATGAAAACTTCAGGGGGGTTGATAAAGCTTAAAAAATTTATCGACGACGCTGCGGCGAGTGGGTCAAAGGCTCACAAGTTTATAAATTCTGTGTCCGACGGGGTTGAGATTTTGAGAGGCCTCGCAAAGAAATACAACTCGATCGCTGAGTGGTGTGGTGCGCCGCAAGTGCCCAAGATTTTTGTAGATTGATAATCAAGGTCGCTGATACTCCTTCCTTTTGAGATGTTATTCCCGGTGGGGGCTCCCACCGGGTGCTGAGTTGGCGATAGTTAGCGTAATATTTTTTCCTTTTCTTGGAGTGCTTTGTCTCTCTGGCGGTCTATATATGCAGCAAGATCTTGTAGGTGAATTCCAAGTGCCGCTTTTTGACTGTTGGGGCCAAGTCGTACAATAGGTATGTCTATCTCCCCATCAAGTTGTTTTCGTTTAAATTTTTCTACGGTTAGTCCCATGTAGTCGGCGCAGACTATTTCCAGCGATATGACCGCACGTCCTTCATATTGAGCCATTAGTAAAAAAAGTGTGTTCATGTTGCATCCTCGTTACTAATTACAGGAGAGAAAATGGAATGCTGCCGCTGCCACGACTGGAACCTGTCCGTTGCCAATGGCCTTAAGCCGGTCCACCCGATGGGCCACCCCACCATCCAATGCCATAACAGCGTGATCCAGACGGTCGTTTGAACGGTTGGCCCCGGATCGGCGCGTCAGTGCGGCAGGTGAAGACCCCTTCGCCATGCTCGCCACCGGAATTGACCATCGTCTGGTTGGTGTCTTCTGCGATGAGCCAGACCTGGTCTCGCTGATGGGGTGCATCGGAGTCTGCTGCTCCGATAACACCCCGTCGCGCGTCATACCCCATTTCGGCAAGGTCACCGAGCACCACGGCAAGTCCTCTTCCCACAAGTAGTGGTGAGTTCTCCAGTTCGACGTAGCGAGGTCGTACCTCATCGGCAATTCGTGCCATCTGTCGTCACAGTCCGGAGCGGGCTCCTGCGATGCCCAGACCATTGCCTGCGGCCGAGATGTCCTGACAAGGAAATCCTCCCGAAACCACGTCAACAAGGCCTCGCCATGGGCGTCCGTCAAAACTGCACACGTCAGACCAAATCGGGAGAGCCGGGAGCAGTCCATAGGTTTGTCGTTGCGCCAGAAGCTGTGCGGCGTAGGCATCACGTTCAACAGCGCAGACGGTGCGCCATCCGAGGAGGTGGCCGCCGAGTATTCCGCCACCAGCGCCTGCGAAAAGAGCCAGCTCATTCACGCGGCCTCCACAGTAATTTGCTCGGCGGTACCGAGAGGTTGTCCAACCTGTTCGTCCTCGAGGGCTGATTGCAGGCGCGCAGCCATGGCAAGCGACTGTTCGCGCAGGAGCCGGGCATCACGCTCGAGCTTCTTGCCCGTGCGAAAGGCGCTGAAGGTCTCGGCTGCGATCCGCAACGACTCGCCAATGGCGACCAGCGTCTGGCGCTCGGCCGGGCCGAAGACCGGACCTGCTTCAAGCCGTTTGCAGGTTTGTGCCAGATGCGAGTGATCAGCCCGGACGAACTGCAGGGAGGCCTGCAACTCGCGGATGATTCTGGCGCTCGCGGCGCGTTGGACGTCTTCGCCCTCGCGCAGGCCTGTCTCTAGACCATCGCTGCGACCCATGATGTAACCGGCCCAGAGCAGCAGGGCAGCCAAGATGATCAGGATGACGAGTGCGCCGATTTGTATTGGGGTCATCATGTGGTGTGCTCCTGGGAATGTCTTTGGCTGGTGACAGCCGTCAGGGGGGTGGGTGCTACCTGGCGTTGGCCATCCTGCTGTCGCTGCATGTCTTCATCCGCCTTGTAGGCACGGATGTCGATCAACGAGGCGACGTGCCGGATGTGGGCGTACTTGAGAGCCTTGCGGCTGGTGTCCAGCGTGGTGATGGGGAGCTGGATCCGGCCGCTGTTGATCTCCGTCACGAACGACTGCTCGTTGAGGTTGCGGAAGTACTGCTCACGTACCTTTTCCAGCGGGATCAGGACGTCACCGAAGATGCGATAGAGCAGTTCGACGGTGGCCGATTCGGGCGCCGGGTGCAGGCGAAGCGGGTTCTGTGCTGCGTTACTCATGGCCTTGCTTAGCCTCCTTGCGTTGTTTTCTTGTCGGGTGGTTCCAGGCGTTCAGACAGTGGCGTCTGGTCAGCTCGCGCAGATGCTCGGGCACTTCGAGGAGCGCGGCGTTGCGCTCCTCGCGTGTGCGCATGGCGATGATCTGGCGGGCGTACTCCCTAGGCCACGTCACGGCGGTCTGCCGGGATGGCAGGAAGGTCGATACCCAACTGGTCGGCCAGCCAGCGGATGCCGGGTTGTGTTACCCGGGTCGACTGGCTGTACTGCATCCCGTATTTCTCGTCATACCAAGGACTGTCCTTGACCCGCAGATACTCTTTGTCGCGCATGAGATCAGCCGGCAGATTTCCCTTGAGCAATCCTTTTTCTCGCATGAGAGCGATTAGTTTGGGGCGGGTCAGGCCGAGTTGAGCGGCAGCTTGGGAGAGGGTGCGTTCCATGACGTGTTCCTCACGCCGCGTGCGCAGCAGGGGTTGCCGCTGCTGCAAGGTGGTTGATGGACTCGCTGACCTGGCCGTAGATCTCGGCATTGGAGCCATACACGGTGAAGCAACGCGTATGCGGGCTTTTGTTGCCGATGCTCAAGATGGCGGTCACACCGGGGCGCGTATGGGTGCGATGCAGCGCCACATGCAGGGGAAGTTCGAAACCCATGTCGAGGCTCAGCATGCCGCCGGTGTGCACCAGTTCGAAAACGCGCTGCTTGCCCTGAAATTCAACGCGGCCGTATTGGCGACCTGCATGCGGGCGATGCACCAGATCACTGGAGTTGCTTGCGTCGAACGGGCCGTTGGCAATCTCTTCGATGAAGTCGGCCAGTTTGAGGTGCATCCTCTTGTCGTTCTGCAGGGTCAGCGTGTGGCGTTCGCTGCCCAGCTCCACGACAAAAGTGCTTTCCACTGTGCCGCGCTCAGCCTTGAGGCGAAACGCCAGGCATTCACGCTTCGGTGCTGTTCGCAGGACGTGGTTGAAGGTCTCGGTCAGGTTGACCTGGGCGTTGAGCAACTGCAGGGTGCGGTTGTCGATCTTGTACTTGATCATGCGGCCTGCCCCCCATCGTTCGGATCGATAGGAGAGGGCTGGCAGGACTTGGCAACAAGCTTGGGCTTGCTGTTATGGATCACGACCAGGCAGCCCGTGGCGAGCTGCAGCTGTTCGATCAGTTTGCGATTGCTGACGCATGCCGGATGGACATGCAGGGTTGCGGTGGTACGCATGGGTGTTGCCTCGCTCTGTGGTAAAGAGTGAGGCAAATATCACGTAATGTGCTTGTTCGTGTCAACACATTATGTGATTAAAATGCTGCGCTGTGCAGAAAGCGTGATGACTTTAGGATTCCACCTACAAGATGAATTTCTTCCACCTCAGACTCTGCTATATGAAGTGTCTCGTGATCGGTATTGACGCTATCCAGTCGATACATTCCGTCGCGGAGATAAATGAATTCTTTGATCATGGCTTTGCCGGATGAGGTTCGAACTATGACCTCATCACCGCTATAGAAGCGTTTGTTAGGCTCTATAAGCACGAATTCCCCATTTTTTATGCGGGGCATCAAGCTATCGCCCATGACTCTTAGACCATAGGCATCTGGATCATCGCTATGTATGTTCAGGTACCCCTCACCTTGATCAGGTGAAAGCTCTACTGTGTCGAAGAAACCCTCGCTCCCAAGCTGTGCATTTGATAGCACAGGCACCTTTCCATCCTTAGCCCAGCCGACAAGGCTACTGACAGGCTGTCCTTTATCTTTCGATCTTCCGAAATCCGCGACAAGGCGATCCTCAGATCGAATTCGACCCTGAATGGCATCTGGGTACGACTCAATGTCGGAACGATCTTTTCCAGCCACCAAGTCTGGAAAGGACACCTCCAATGCTGTTGCGATCTTTTGTAAGTCGTGGAGGTTGGGCTGGCGAGCCCCCTTCTCGTAATTGCCTATTCGAGACTGAGATTCCCATCCGCAAGCGTAGGCAAGAGCTTGTTGGCTCATGCCCTTGGCTTTGCGGTATTGCTTGATACGTGAGCCTAGTGTGTTCATGTGCTTTTTTTACCACGCTCTGAAATCAATTATCATCACTTTGCGTGTTGAAATGTCTACGAATCGTGATTAATATGGCGATGGCTTATTGGAGGACACCGTGAATCTAATCGCTGAACATCGAGAGAAATCTGGCATCAAGCAAAGGGAGCTCGTTGTAGCTCTTGGATGGACTCAAGCCCGTATAAGCAACTACGAGGCAGGACGTCGAATCGCAGGACTTGCGGAGTGTAGAGCCATAGTAAAAGCGCTTAACAAGCTAGGAGCGCCATGCAGTCTTGATGATGTATTTCCTCCAGAAATGGAAGAATCCCAAGCGGCATAGAAAAAAGGCGACCCAAGGGCCGCCCAGTTCCTCCCGACAGCATCACCACAATGCTGTCGGGCCGCGATGTCAGTAGGTGCGCACACCACATGCCGCCGACCTTCATCGCGTTACCAAGGCTCGGAAGCCTTGGGGTTGCTGCCGTTCTTACCACAGAGCTGGCAGCTGTTGCGCCAGGGGTGAACAACGGATTGTTCGCCTCGGCACGGTACCGGTGTTGGTCTTACGAACCTCGCCGGCGTTTGGGCCTCTCCAGACCACGCGGCAAATGTATCACCACTCCCTGTCGCGCGGCACTGGCAACTTTTAGGATTAATGCCATGAGCCGTATCGCTCTTAGTTCTCTGGAACGGGCGCAGCGGGAAATCCTGCCGCTCGATTTAGCGCTGTACCACGCCGCTCGCGATTACCCGGGCGGTGCCGCGGCCATTGCCGCCACTACCGGTCGCAACCCGACCACGCTGCAGCACAAGCTGTCGCCAACCCACCCGAGCCACTCCATCAACATTCAGGAGTTCGGCGAGATCCTCGAGTTGACCAAGGATCGCCGCATTCTCGATGCGGTGCATGCGTTGGTCGGCGATACGATCTGGCAGGAGCTGGCCGACACCTACACCCACGACATGCCCGAGACCCTCACCACAGGTATCGCCGAGTACTTCCGGCAGGTGGCCGATCTGGCCGAAACCTGGGCCAAGAGCATTGGCGACGGCGTCGTCACTGATCAAGAACTGGCGGCGATTCGCCTGCAGGTGTTCCGTGGTATTCAAGGGCTACTGGGGTTGTTCAACCGCGCCACCTACGTCAACCAGACGACGCGAGGTGCTGACCGTGGCTGACATCGCCGACTTCGCTAACGATCTGGTGCAGGAACGCATCGATCAGGCCATGGCCGCGCGCAGCGCTGCCAAAGCCGAAAGCGCTGCCCATTCCTTGCTGTTCTGTGAAGCCTGCGACGATCCGATTCCGGAAGCACGCCGCCTGGCCCAACCGGGTTGCTCACAGTGCATCAGCTGCCAGTCCCTCTCTGAGCGGGGGATTCAGCATGCTCGATGAGGTACTGGGGCAATTCGCCGACTACGGTCTGGAGCCAGCGCAACCGCTGGTGTTCGGCAAGCTGACCCGCTGCAAGACGTCGCAGGACAAGGGCAAGGAAAAGAACGGCTGGTACGTGGTCCACGAGCAGCGTACGGAGAAGGGCGACTCGCTGATCTTCGGCGCCTTCGGTGACTGGCGTTCGGGCGAGACACAGAAGATCAAGGTCAAGGCCGGCCGGATGTCGCCGGAAGAGCGTGAAGTGATGCGCGCGCGCCAGGAAGAAGCCAAGCGCCGCGCCGCGGAAATCGCGAATAACGCTGCGCGGCGGGCCGCGAAGAGGGCGCAGGGTCTGTTCGAGCGCATGCCGACCACCGGGCGCAGCGACTACCTGGACCGCAAACAGATCGTCGGCATCAAGGTCCGTTACGCGCCGCGTACCGGTGCCGTGTTGGTGCCGATGAACAATGCCCGTGATCAGATCATGGGCCTGCAGGTGATCTTCCCGAGCAAACAAGAAGACACCGGCCGCGACAAATCCTACTGGCCTTACGGGATGGCGAAGGAGGGCACCTTTCACCTGCTCGGTCCGCACCCGGAGCCGGGTGAGCCGGTATTGGTGTGCGAGGGTTACGCCACCGGCGCCAGCTTGCACATGGCGACTTCGCTGGCCGTGGCCGTGGCCTTCGATGCGGGCAACTTGTTGGCTGTGTGCAAGGCCATGCGCGAGCGTTTTGCTGGTTGCCCGCTGATCATCTGCCGCGATGACGACTGGAAGACCACTAAGCCCAACGGCGATGCCTGGAACCCCGGCGAGGAGAAGGCCAGCAATGCTGCCTTGATCGTCGGTGCCCAGGTCGTCGCGCCGATCTTCTCGGTCGAGCGGCATGAGAAGTGGACCGACTTCAACGACCTGCACGTCGCCGAAGGTTTGGACGCGGTGCGTCGTCAGGTGTTGGCCGTGGTTCGTCCACCGGCGGCCGGTGGCTGGAAGGATCAACTCGCCCGCAGTGAGAGCGGTGCCCTGATCGCGCACATGCAGAACGTCGAACTGATCCTCGCCCACGACGAACGCTGGGCTGGGGTGATCAGCTACAGCGCGTTCAGCTCGAAGATCGTCAAGTTGCGTGCCGCGCCCTATGGCGGTGGCACCGGCGAGTGGGCCGACATCGATGACGTGCGGGTGATGAAGTGGCTCGCGCAGCAGTACAACCTGCGCGTGAAGTCCTCGCACGTGATTGAGGCCGTGAGTGTGGTCGCCCATGACCACGCGTTTCACCCGGTGCGCGAGTACCTGAAAAAACTGGAATGGGATCGCGTGCCGCGCCTGGAAGCCTGGCTCACCGACGTGATGGGTGTACCGGCTTGCGACTACACCGCCAAGGTCGGTAAGCGCTGGATGATCTCGGCCGTGGCGCGGGTGATGAAACCCGGCTGCAAGGCCGACTCGGTGATGATCCTCGAAGGCGCGCAGGGCGCCGGTAAGTCGACCGCCATGAGCGTGCTCGGCGGTGAGTGGTTTATGGACACGCCGTTTGCGCTCGGCGACAAGGACGGCTTTCAGGCGATCCGCGGTAAATGGATCGTCGAGCTCGGCGAGCTGGACAGCTTCAACAAGGCCGAGAGCACCAAGGCCAAGCAGTTCTTCTCGGCCTCGACCGACACCTACCGCGAAAGCTATGGCCGCAGAACCATGGACGTGCCACGCCAGTGTGTGTTCGTCGGTACCACCAACCAGGACGAGTACCTCAAGGACGCCACCGGCAACCGCCGCTATTGGCCGGTGGCCTGTACCAAGGTCGACGTGGCGTTGCTGCGCGAGATCCGCGACCAGCTCTGGGCCGAAGCGGTGTTCTGTTACGAAGCGGGTGATCTCTGGTGGGTGACGCCGGACGAAGCGCCGATGTTCGCCGAAGCCCAGGACCAGCGTTTTGTCGTGGATGAATGGGAAGGTCCGATCCTGACCTGGCTGGAAGAGTCGCAGATTGGCGAAACCGCCACTGGCAGTGAGGTGATGAGTCAGGCACTCAAGCTCGATCCCGGGCATTGGGGTAAACCGGAGCAGATGCGCGTCGGCGCGATTATGCATCGGCTGGGCTGGCGACGCTTCCGTTTGGGTGCCTTGAGCAAGAGCGGCCAGCGGCCATGGGCATACAAGAAACCGGAGCATTGGGGCAGGGCGCCTGCGCTGCAAAGGGGCGAATTCGAGGAGCCGTGCTTCGATGATTAAGGCAATCGATATGGCCCTCAAACAATGGGCGCAGGAGCTGCACAGCGACGAGGTGGCGGCCGGTTACTCGGGCGGCAACATGGTCGCGATGATGATGGAAAGCGGTGGTCAACTGGTGCGCGGCAGGCGCGGGAGCAGGGTGCCGCTGGAGGCCTCACTGGACATCGAGCGCATCGTCAAGAAACGCCTCGATCCCGAGCTGATGGCGGTGGTGCAGGTGCATTACTGCCAACCCGATGCGCCCTTGGCGGCGCGTCTGGCGCGAAGTGGCTGCACGCGCAACATCTATTACCAGCGCCTGCATGATGCCCACATCGTGGTCGAGCACTTCCTCCTAGGGGAAGCGGCTTGATCGTGGGCATCTCTCTGGCTCATGCCGTCCCACCGGCCTGCCTCCGTCCCACCGCTTTTTGCGGTGGTGGGACGGGCGCAGGCCGCGTCGTTGTTGGGCTGTCCCACCGTCCCACCTTTTTCATGCCTCCCGCCCGTGTGTGCGTAGCGGGTACAGGTACGCGCGTTTACGCGCACGCGTGCTTTTTAAATTTCTCTCTTTACACGAGAAAAGAGAGATAAAAGTAGGACGGTGGGGCAAAGCCCCAATCTGCGGGTCTTTCAGACGTCCCACCTTGTTTTGAGAAGGTGGGACGCATGGGACGCCACAACAGCAAAAGACAGCCGGGATAGATATTCACCGACATTCGCCAGCCGTTCACCGGGCGTACCCCACACATTCACCGGATGGCATTAAAACGGTCTTGCTGCCACCAGAATCGACCTGTAAAAAGGGGCCATCTTCGATGGGTGCGACCGCAAAGCGCGGCAGGCAACCCACCACCTGACCCGGCCAATGCGCCGGGTCTTTTTGTTTAAGGGGCAGGGCCATGACGAACGAGCAACAGGCACTGGCAGAGATGCCGATCTGGTTGGTGATTGCCCTGTCCCTGGTCGGCGGCGTGTCCGGCGAGATGTGGCGCGCTGACAAGGACGGGGCACGAGGTTGGGCATTACTGCGCCGCCTCGCACTCCGGTCTGGTGCCTGCATCGTCTGCGGCGTGTCGGCGATGATGCTGTTGTTTGGGGCGGGCCTGTCGATTTGGACCGCAGGCGCCCTGGGTTGCCTGACGGCCATGGCCGGCGCCGATGTCGCGATTGGCTTGTACGAGCGCTGGGTCGCCAAACGGCTGGACCTGAGCGAGGCCGAACCGAAGGCATGAGCCGGGCAGGCCGGGTGGGGCACCGATTTTTCTGGGTCCTCCCCAAGGGCCGCCCCCTACACGGGTTATCGAACTCGCGGATTCTCTCTAGCTGAAAATTTTGCAGGGATGTCCGTCTTTTCAAACGGAATGCGCTAGGTTCGTAGCATTTGATACCTAGAGAGCTTTTTTGGGTTTCGCCTTCAGCAGTATTTTTCTTATCACTCGGTTTGTTCTGTTGTCGATTTTGTAGACGGTCTGGTTCGAGAGAATGAAAGCGCTTTTGGTGTCTGCTACCACGAGGTCGCCGGTAATGCTTTCTCCTTCTTTGGTTACGACGCTGTGTTCCTTGCTTATTCCGTTCGCGACCTCGATACCTGCTGTTTCACGGATGTCTTGCCTGCCTCTGTCGACGCCATGCTGTACTCCGACGATAGGCAATATGAAAACTACAAAGAGAGCGAAACTCCCCATCAGCCCCTTTTCAACAAGGGATTGCCCTTTCGCTTCGTGATTCGCAAGCGCGTAAACGTAAGCCGAAGCTACGGCCGCAAACGGCAGCCATTGCAGAAACGGACCGATGATGGGCATCCCATCAACCCAGCCCATAACCGTGGTGAACCAATGTAAGTAACCCGCAGCCAAGATCGTTGGGTTGGTCAATTCCAGCTCACTTGTCGAGATTCCGAACTGCTCGAAGTAAGCGGCGAGCTCCAGGTAGCCATCGACAAAGAGAGCTGCCTGCAGGAAGAGCGCAATACCGATCAAAAGCTTAAGGGCAAAGTCTTTGTCTACCGCCTTAGTAACCTGTGTTAGCGGAGTCGACACTGGCGAGCCTGAACAACTTGGTTGGGCGATGGTTATTGGAGCCGTCAGCTCGACTCGAATTTTCTTTTCTCTATTCCAGAACACGTTTCGTCCTTGATGCGTTGGAGGATCAGAGGTGGAGATTAGCGTAACGAGAATGGCCCAGAAAGCGCCGGGGACCCTGAGGACTTCCAAAGGACACGGGGTCGGAAACCCACGGGATCGTGTTAGCGGAAGGCTTGCCAGCTTACTGAAATTTCAACCTTTGAAATCTTGAAAGGATTCATTGAAAAGCCTTGAAAAAAGGAGGGCTCATGACCGTACCCAACTACTAGTCCAAGAGCGCTTTCGCGGCTCGGATCGGCCGGTCACCAAGCTACATCACCTGGCTCAAAGGAAAATGTCCGGCTTCTGTCTAACAGCAAACTTGTCGACGTCTTGGCCACCAAAACATGCATTCGCGACACCGCGGACCTGAGCAAAGCTGCTGTCGCCATCGCCGCCATCCAGAGCGGCTTCAGCGCGACATCTACAACGAGCCGTCACCCCAAATCCGAGCCGATTTCCACGGCTGCGCCGTTGCCCGTAGATCCCACCCTAGGCAATAAGCCGGACTTCACTTGGCGCAAATGGCCGAAATGGAGTTTTGCAAGGCCCAGGGATCACTGGTGGAAGTCAGCGTGGTGCAAAAGGGTGCCTTTCAGGTCGCACGCATGCTCAATGAATCGCTGCTGGGTATGTCGCCGCAACTGGCCCCGCAGTTGGCTGCCATGTCGGATTCGTGGGAGATTGAACGACACCTGACGGCGGCGCTGTGTCAAAGACTCGGAGAGGCTGCGTAGGTGCCGGGCGAGGGCTATGGACTCAGTATGGAGGTTAATGAGAAAGAGGCATCGTTCCTAGGTCGATAGTTGCAGTTTGCATTGGTAGCTATCCACAACCCATAGCGGACACTTGTAAGCGGCAGAAACCGGCCAAAAGAGGCGTTTTTCTGAAACGATATTCGCCTACTGCATTGTGATTAGGCTGCTTGTGAGTAACCTCTCGAGCTGCAGTTCCCCTGCGCCTTGTATCAGACACCGCTACTTGGATAGGGGAACGCTGTAGGTTGATCAAGTTTGGGATCTACATAAGTACGCAACGCTGCATCCGTAACGGCGTAACCCCAATTAATCAATCTCTCTTGTAAATCCTCATCCACCCGCTTCAAGCGCGTAGCGACGCTGGCCAGCTCCAGAATATGCTCCGGAACACAATTGAGATTGAGTGCGCGAGCCGAATAGAGATTGTAGTGGGTGCCTATTCCCCAATACGCTCCCAGTCGTTTCCCGGGATCATCAGGGTTGGCTTGATAGCTCGCGATGAGTGCGCGTTTGCGAAGACTACGCACTTGATTATCGATCAGATCTAGGACGCGATAGGCGTGACGTGGCCAATCTTGTTTAGGCTCCTCCTCTGGTTTGATTTTGGCGCCAGCGTCGCTGACAAGAACCGTTTCGTAGCGTTTCCAAACTGTCTCAAGGCCCAAGTTGTCATAAACGCCGCCGTCGGCCAGCACAACATCTGACGTAAAAGGTGACCGCTGCAGGTCGTCGCCCGAGTTCAGTTTAAAAGCTGCTGGATGAAGTTCGATGGTCAGCGGTGATAGCACCGGTGGAAAGGCTGAAGATGCCGCAACCGCTAGTGCGATCGGAAAGTCAGGCTTCTCGATGCGGCCGACGCGATAGTCGCCCATGTAAGGTTTGGAAAAACGCCACAGCACGCCGGACTGCACGTTAGTGGCATTGATTATGAAGCGAGGGGCATCAGGCAGGTCGCGCAATGTTGCCCCATGGAAAAGGTACTTGTCATAGGCCGCAGCGACTTTCTCACCAATACTTCCGGGAAGCAGAATGCCGCCAATGATCGCTTCGGCGTCAAGCGTCCGTCGTGCAAGGGCACGAATGGGTTCGACCACACGGGCCTCGAAGGGCGCCCGAGCGCCATCAAAAGGTAGATGCTTCCAGGCCAAGGCGAGAACCGCGCTGGTGATCGAGCCTCCTGACACGCTCGAAATACGCTGCAGCGTAAAGAGCTGACCGGCTTCATAGAGGCGCCAAAGGCTTCCCACGTGAAACAGCATGGCGCGGTAACCACCGCCGGATAGACACAGCCCTACGCCTGGCTCCAGGCAACGTGCTGCAGACTCCGACTGCTCACTCAGTGCCACATTGACGGGCTCTACGTTGTTGGTCGGTGCGTCCCCAACATCGGCATGATCCCCGATGATCTCGAACGTCGCGTCGCCGTCTATTGCCATCGGCTGAGTTTCCAGTGCGACAACGGCAGGGTCCAGGGCATTAGTTAGCTTGCCCGCGGCATCAAATTTTGCCGCCATCAGGTACTCGACCTCAGCCTTCGTGTAGGCGGGATCCCAATGTGTGTTTTCGGGCACATGGCAGTGCCCGAAATGTCCGCCTTTGGCCCAGGCGTCCGTGCTACGCAAATGACCGCCCGGATCTTTGCCGTTTTTGGCGGGCTTGGGCAACCCTGCCGGCCAGACTAATGGAACGTCATGGGTCTGTTCGAGCCAACGGCAGAGGCGCGCAAGGTTCTTCATTGTCGCTTTGTTTTTGGTTTTACCAGCAAAACCGACAACTTCTATCTGCAGGGCGCGATCGCGGTTGGTCTGTACACCGCCTTTTACATTGCGCAGCGAGCGCGCCGCGGTGTCGGTGTCGATATGCTGGTAAATTTTGCTGGCGTCCACCGTGAAGTGCGGGTCCGACCGGTTGGACTTGAACGCAGCAAAGGCGCCCTCTGCGCTACCACCCTCTGTCGTGTGATGAACAATTTTGAAGACGCCGCCCGTGTAACTCCCGCTGGAACCAGTAATCGGACGCTGTTCGGCAAATGGGCATGTGGCCATGGTTTATTTCTCCTGTCAGAGGACGCCGAGTTCAACGCCCGCGATATAGATTTTGCGATAAGCGTTCATCCTCGCGGACAGCTGTGGTTGCAGGGTCTTCATCGCACCAGCATCGATTGAAAGGCCGCCCGTGCTTCGCCGCAACGATGTTTGGCCTTTTTGCAGCTTGAAGAACAGGACTTGTGTCAAGGTGTTGTCGGCCTGGAGGGAGAACGCCATGGCTTCCGCCATGAGACCGTGATCGGGATCCGGGTAGACATAGGTGAACTGGAAGCGACCAATCTCCCCATGCCGGCTCTGCTTGTTAAAGAGCGTGATGAACGGCGCATCCCTGTCCATGTTGTGCAAGCCATTGAGCACGGCGAGGACTGCCGCAGCGGCGCCGGCAATCGGGCTCAGAAACGCCGTGATGACGCCGATAATCGCTTCATGAACATCGAACGCATCACCCTTGTAGGTGAACTCAGCAGTCTCCTTTGCCTGGATCACCCAACCGATTGCAACCAGATTGCTGAAATAGGCATCGAAGAACACCAGCGGATCGGTATTGGTACCAACCGCCTTGGCCGCGGCAAGCTGCGCGAAGAGCGAAGAGTCAGTGATGGCTTGTCGCACGTCGGCTTCAACGCCCTTAGTGAACGAGACGACATTCGAGCCGACTACCAGGGACTGCTGCCTGGAGGTTTCGAGCTCCGGCATTCCCATGCCATCGGCGGCAGCTAATAAGATGTCCGGCTGCAACGGCAAGCTGGCGTTGGCAAGAAATTGTTTGGCGTGCTCCAGATCGAAAAGCAT